TAGACCTCGCCGTCCTTGCCGAACGGATATCCGAAATGCGCCTTCGTGTCGCTCGGCTGGTCTGTGTGGACCGCGAGGTGATACTTGCCGAATCTCTCCCAGTCGTCGCCCTTCGGCCCGAGCAGAGCATCGCCGTCGGAAGCGGAGAAACTCCACGAGCCCTTGTTCACCTTGCCCGCGGCGATCAGGTTCTTCGCGTGGGCGACGCCGGCGGCATTGACTGAGATCATGGTTGTGCTCCGTGCTGGGGATCTGGCTTGACGTCATGGCGCTCTATGTGGAAGCGCTGGACGACAAATCGCTGCGTTTGCTGGCCGATGAGCGCGAACCGGACCCAGACGCTGATCGGCTTGGGCTCGAGGAAGCCCATGACGTCGTTCGCGCGCGCCTTCTGGATCGTCATGAGTGCTCCGGAAAAAGAAAAAGGCCGCGCGATGGCGGCCTTCGTTTAAACGAGCTTCGACTTCAGATGAAGAAGAGCTGCGGCTCCGTCTTCGGTGCTTCCGCTTCTCCGTTGAGCGCAAGGCCAATCGCCATCGCGAGCGCCACGATTCCGTCGATCCGCCCTTTCGAGCGCAACTTGTCGAAGATCCGATTGTTCTTCGGATCGGGCTTCAATACCGCGCTCGCGCTATTCCAGCGCAGGCACGGGTTCAACTTCACGCGCAAGAGCCCTTTCATCACGAGGTCCTCGAGCAGCTCGACAGATCGCGGCATCCACAGATCCGGAGCCGGCTCTTCGCCAGAGGCCTTCGCTTTCTCCTTGCCTTCCTTGTCGCTCGCCTTGAAGTAGCCCTGCGAGTGCGGCACCAGGCGTAACTCGATCGCGGCCTCGGCGAGCTCCGTCTCAAAATATTTGATGCGGTACGGGTCGAAGGCCTCGGAGTCGAAGTCGTAGATCTCCTTCAGCTCTCCGAGGCGCTGCGCGACGAATGCGTAGTCGACCGCTCTACCTGGTGTCGCCCGCACATGCCCCTGCTTCACCCAAACGTCGTAGGGCACCTTGTCTGCTTTCGAGCGCTCGGCGAGCGTGATTGCCGGCGTCCAGAATTCCACGAACGCATCGACGCCGCCGTCCTCGCGCTGGAAAGCCATCGCGTGTGCGGTCAGATCTCGCGTGCCCGAAAGGTCGAGGCCGCCATAGCCGCGGCGCCCGCGCAGCTCCTCGAGGTCGAAATCTTTCTCGCAGGCGCGCCACAGGTCGCTGTCGATCCACGGGCTCTCGGCGTCCACCCATTGGCAGAAATTCAGCCTCCGGACGATGCTTTCCTTGCTCGGCATCCCGCGCGCTTCGCTCACCTGGTCGCGCAGGTATCGAGTCTGGATCGAGACCCCGAGATTCGGGTTGGCCTTCGGCCAGCAGGCCTCGTCTACCATCGGGTCGTCGCCCTCATCAAGGCTGCAGACATAGGCGAACCAGGAATCGGAATCGGCGAGCGGCACCTGGCCTGAGAGCACGCGGTCGGAGTACTCGTGATGCTGGTAGCAGACCGTTGTCCGGTCGAAGCCGCTATTCGTGATCTCCAGGATGAGCGCGCTGCGGCGTCCCTTCGTTCCGGCGCGCATCTTGTTGCACACGAGATCGTTCGTGTGCTCGTGCACCTCGTCGATCCCGGCGTAGTGCACGCGCTTTCCGTCCAGGCCTCGCTTCTCGGCGCTGATCGGCTTGTAGAAGCTCCCGGTCTTCCGATTGACCAGATTGTAGACTTCCTTCTCGCCGTGCTGCTCCACCAGCTCGCGCAGATCCTCGCTCGCCTGGACCATGTTCACCGCGTCCCGGTATTGGATCTTCGCCTGATCCTTGACGGCGGCCGCGGCATAGCACTCGGCCTTTGGCTGACCGTCCGCGTTCTGCATGTAGAGGCCGATGCCTGCGGCCATCGGAGTCTTGCCGTTCCCCTTTCCGACCTCGATGTAACCCACCCGAAACCGGCGGGCCACGTCGTCCCAATACCACCCGAACAGGGACCCGACTACGAACTGCTGCCACAGGTCGAGCTTGAACGGCTCGGCATCCTCGAAATGGATGATCTCGTCGCCCGAGACCGGATCCTTCTCGACGTCCGGCAGCCGCAGAACATCAGCGAAGAACTCGATCGCGCGGAGCGCCCGATCCGGCCTCCAGATCAGGCCTCGCCCGGGCCCGCGCTCCAGATCCGCCAGGTGCCGCTCGCCGGCCTTCCGTACGAGCGGCCCGGCCACGATGCGCCGGTCGACGACGGCCTGCGCGTACTGGAGGACTGGGTCAGCTGAAATACTTGCCGGCATTCTTCGACTTCTTCGGCGCGCCTCCCTCGTCGTCCTTCCGTAGCCCGAGCTCGACGAGTTGCTTCTTCAACTCCTTCGTCTCAGTCGCATTCATCGCCTTCCCTGACCTGAATTTCGCCATCAGGACGGCCGCCATCTCGAAGGTGAAGCGGTTTTCCTTCGTGTGGAGCGCGCTGCCGGTGCTCTCGAACAGATCCTTCCACGCCGCCTTCTGCGGCGCCTTGAAGTGGCTTGGCATGACGAGCTCGGGCGCAGTCCCTGGCGTCGATTCGGTCGCCGCCGGCTGCACCAGCTTCAGATTTTTTTCCATCAGGCGCGCACCTCGCATTTCCCCCGCGCGATCGGCGCGGTTATAGGTGCGATCTTGTTCGACTTACGGATATTGCAGCCTCGGCATGCGCACTGGAGATTCTCATGGGTATGCTGCCCGCCCCTTGAGATCGGGACGACGTGATCGAGTTCCGGTGCACTGCGCTCCACGGTTCCGCGAAGCTCCTTCGGCGTATCCCCGCCACAGATCCTGCATCGCCAGCCATCGCGCTCGAAGATTCGGAACGGGTCTACGCGCTCGCCCCCGGGCGCGCAGCGGACCGCTGCCTTGCGCTTGGCGTTGTGAATGCGATTCGAAAGATCGCGATTCGAAGGCCGCTTGGCGCAATAACAGGCCCAGCACTTGGTCGATCGTGGCCATGTTGGTGCGCCGCAAACAGAGCACGAGCATCTCTTTGCCGCTTCGCTGGTATAGCGGCCCCTGTCGTAGGCACGAAGCTGCTCGCCATTCTTACGGCGATAATCCCTGCGTCTACAAGTACCTGAGCAATAAGATGCCGGTCGGCCACGGCCCGATCTGGCAGGTATGGCCTCGCCGCAAGTGCATCTGGATTGCGAGAAAATTTTCACCGATACCTCAAATTCTCAAATATTTTTCGGGCGTAGGAGCTGCGCGGTCCTGCGCGAGGAACGAATTTTCATTTCTTCACCACCCCCCCATCCTTTTCCCAGATTGGCCAGCCGTCTCGATCGAAGCCGACCTTATCGCGCGATCGTTTGCCTTCGTCTTCAAGGGTCTTGATCGCGTGGCAATCGTGGCTGATCGCCTGCAGGTTGGCATCGTCGTCGGTGCCGCCTTGGGCGCGAGGCTTGATGTGATCGACCTCGGTGGCAAGCCTGGTGCGGCCAGCAGTCTTGCAATGACGGCACTGGCAGAGGTAATTGTCTCGCTCGAGGATCCGCTTGCGGATGGCTTGCCAGTCCGCACCGTATCCCCTTGATTGACGTGAGGATGCGGGCCAGTTCATCCTGGCCATCTGACTTTCCTCGGGTTCAGAAATGCGAAGGGCCCGCTGGTGTTCTTGCGAGCCCTGGAAATACTTCGGGATATTTAGCAGATTGCAGGCTATTTACGCCCTTAAATGGTAGATGTCAAGTTCTCATCGTCGCTACTCCACTACGCCTGAGGCCTTGAGCTTGGCCTCGATGGCATACCTGGCCTGCGCTTCCTCGGCTTTTAGGTAGGTGATCGCCTTGTTAGCGTGGGCGCTGGCTGTGTGGCGCTCGACTCCTGATGCGTGCGCAGCATCGGCCAGGCTTTGCCTCACGCCGAAGTAGCGCCGAACGATCGCCAGCCTGAGGGTGAAGTTCACCGTCGTGCCCTTGAGCGCGACACTCCGTACATGGTTGGAGATTGCCGCGATCGCCTGCAGCCATTCCTCGTTCCCGCGCCAACCTGAGCAGCATGGTCGCCTGCATGGACAGGGCAGCGCGCGCACCGCGAATCGCGCGGTCAAGATATCACCGCGAAGGCCGAGCGAATCCACTTGCTCGCGAATCATCCCTGCCTGAGCTGCTCCATCGAGGCCTCCGAGGCCTTTGCCTTTGGGCCTTGCGCCGGCCATCATCGTCGCGAGCGCGGACGGCTTGAGGTGTCCATGCTTGAAATTGAAAGCGAAGCTGAGCGCGCCGTTCACTGTTCGGAAGAGCGGCTGCTCGAGGATCATCCGCGGACCTGCTTCATGAGCTCGCGGATGCGCGTGCGATTTATCAAGCGGCGCGTCGCCGCGCTGACGAGAGAGAAGTTCGGTTTGGACTTGCTGCATGGTTCTGGTTGGCGCTCCCTGATTGCGATCGCGCGCCGCTCGCCTGTCTCAATTCTCTCGGCGACGTCGGCAGGATCGCCGTACATCCACGATGGAAGGATCTGGCTTTTCAATGGTGCTGCGGCACTCGCCGCGGGTTGTGATATCCGGCCGGGAGCCAGCGCTGCAGATCCTCCTTGACATAATGCTTCGCACCGAGCCGTTGGCAGAGCTCGATCATCCGCAATGTGTAATCGCGCCAATCCGCAGTCTTCGTCATCGGGAGATAGTTCGCGCGTCCGATCTTGAACAGATCGACGAAGCTGTGCGTTTGCCTGACTATCTCGAGGCTTGATTCGATATCGAGGGTCGGCTCGAGGCTTACCCAGGTAAAGATTCCCTTTTCGTGGAAATAGCGCAACGTCGCGATTCGGTCCTCGGGGAGCTGCGCGGCGCGCTCCCACTTCGATGAAAAACGATCATCGAGGCTCGTCAGAGTCGATGCAAAGGCGTCGCGATCGGGGCGATAGAGATCCAGATCGCGAAGCGCGCGGCTGCCACCTTTTGTGAGCACGCAGATCCCCATGCCGTACGCCTGCAGGATCTGCAAGCTTGCACGCGTGATCGATGTGTCGACCGGGTTGTAGACGTCGGTGGTGAAGCTCAGCATCACCTGCTCGGTGATCTTGGCCGCCTGGTACTTCTTCGCGTCCTTCTCGAGGTGCTCGAGGAAATCTTCCCGCGGCACGGCGCCGGCGTCGAATTCGGCACGCTCCATGCGAAGGACCGCGGGGACATAGCAGTAGACGCACTTGTGGCCGCAGCCGCGATAGGGATTGGCCGCCAGCGCGGAGTACTCGCCGGCCTGTCCTCGAGGCGCGTAGATATACGAGCACCCGCGCACCGACACGCCATCGGACCTCAGGCTCGACAGGGGAATGAATGCCTCTGTCATTTTCCGAAAAAGATGCCGATGACGACCACAAGCAGGACTGCCAAGCCGGCGAGGTCCCTGATCGTCATCAGCTCTTCCGTGCTCACGGCGCCTTTCGCGTTTAAACGCTTGTCGGTAGCAAGCCGTGCGCCTCGCGCACCGCATCCGCTGCGACGTCGTTGCCCTGCTTGTAAAGGCTGCCGGCGCGCTCGAGGACCAGATCGCGGATCTGCTTCGCACCGAGCTGGCGCCCATCCTTGACGCCGGAGTTACGGCTTTCGGCCTTCGCGATCGCGAGCTCGTGCTGGTGCTTTGTCTCCTGCTCGGCCGCTCTGCGCAGCGCGTCCCTTTTCCTGCGTTTGTCTTTCTCGGTATTCGTCGTCATGATTTTCCCTCTCGTGGTTGAACTGCCATCAATGGACCTGCCGAAACGCAGATCCCGTTGAACTGAAAAGTGGAGGCTGCGGGCTCTCACGCCGGATCGGCTCGACGACCACGACAGCGCGCTCGCCGCTCTGGTCGGGCTCCATGCGATCGGCCGAGATCCTGCGCACCCAGGCGTCGTCCTTGTAGGCGACACCTTTCAGCGCGTCGATGAGAACCTTGAGCGCGTTGTCAAGATCGATACAGCGAACGTCGTCGTCCCAATTCATTGGATCTCGGCGAGCCCGCTTTTCCCAGTCGATCGGACGATGCGGATAGAGTTCGAGCGAAAGCGAAACGCGCCCGGCGAGCGGCTCCCGGATCCCGGCCTCGAAAGCTGCGATCTTCACCTGGCGCTTGTACCGCCGCGCCTCTTCGCTGACGTAGGTGTTCGCGTAGGGGGACTGGTCCCGTGCCAGGCGCTGGCCTTTCACGACGGCCGTGCGCCAATAGGCGTTGGCGCTGATCGGATAGGGAACGACGATCTTCACGAACACGCCCACACGAGAAATTGTCGCAACATCGCGACGACGAAAGCTGCGGCTACCAGGAGAATCAGGAACGTGGTTCCTTGCGCATTATCCTCGGCACGCCGGCGCTGTTCCGCCTGTTCTTCTTCCCAGTGCGTCACGAAATTCTCCAGATCCTGACGCGCTTTCCAGATCGCTGCGTCGTGATCCGGATCCCGGCTGTCTTTGCATGCACGTAAATTTTCGTGGTGCAGCTGCGCTTGACGAAAATGGAATCACCGACCTCCATCGCGCGTAGGGTGCGCATGAGAACATCATGCGGCAGCCCTCGATCCGGGATTGGAACTCCCTTGTCGATCGGCAGCATTTCGCTATTCGCGGCGCCGGAGTATCCGAAAGGAGTGACATCGTGTCCGTCGCGCACCATCCTGACTGGACAGTCGGCGAGCTTCATCGCTGCGTGAGCCGATTTACCCATCGCATTCTTCGAACGCGAGGGCGAGCTGCTGCGCGTTCTTCTTCTTGTCCTCGAACTTGTCGTTCGCGCTTGCGGATACGACGCTGCGCACAACTGACGCGAGCAGCCCCGACTTCTCGGCCACGCGCTTCACGGCATCGGCGAGTGCTTCGCCTGCCTCGGCCGCCTTGTTGTGGAGGTGCACGAGCTCCTTCAGCTTCGAGCTCAGGACTTCAGTCTTGATGACGGCCTCCTGGCCTTGATCCTTCCGGCCCTTCACTCCCTTGCCTGTTTCTGTCGCTGCATCCATCGGTTCACTCCTTCGGTTGTGCGGCGCATCGCCGCGGTGGGAAAGCGATTTATCCGTCTGCTTCTGCGATCAACTTCTGAAAAACAGCGCCTGTGGTCGCGGTCTGGTCCGACTGCCTGGCCTGGGTGTCGGTGACCTTGGATCCTGTCGCCCATTCGGTGCGCAGGCCTTCTGCATCCCTGAGCAAAAGATTCACCGCGTGCTTGGCCGAGACGTAGAGGCCACGGCTGTGTCCGACATAGAACGCTGCCACACCCGGTGATTCTTCAGCCCCGATGCGCTTCACGAAGCCCGCGAGCTGCGCGTTCACAGTCGCGTTCCTGACCGGCGGGGTTCCGTAGCGCGACGCGTAGGCTGTCCGATATGCGTCCCAGGTGGCCGCGGTCTTGGGGTTGTGGTCCTTGCCGTTCGACTTTCTGGAACTGCGGGCGGCCGCGGGCGAAGCCCCGGACGCAGGGGGTTGACCTTCCTGGAGGCTGGAGGCTGGAGGCTGGAGGCTGGAGGCTGGTGGTTGGTGGTTGGTGGTTGGTGGTTGTCCCGATCCGGCCCCCTTTCCGGTTATGTCGCCGGTTATACTTCCGGTTTCTATTCCGGTTTGTGCTCCGGTTGGGTCTCCGGTTTTTCTAGGGCGCCCACCCTCTTTCCCGTTCTCCCGCGCCTGCCTCGAAACAGCAAGCTCATGATCCGCGCGGTTATTGTGACGTTTCTTGTCCTTCCAGACAGGGAAGAAGTGGTCCACGATCTCACGCACTGCAGCCCGTTCTTGGTCAGACACCGCCCTACAGATACGGCACAGCACGTCGATCTCATCCGGTAGCGCACCCTCGGTCGCATAGTAGTGATCAAGCAGCCTGTCATAGGCCCCTACATGCGTCAGGGATAAGTGCCCGGTGTCCCGCTGGAAATCCCCGACGTACCGGCGGTAATAGTTCAAGCCGCCTCCTGCTTCACGCTGGCTGGCAGCTTGGAATGTGGTTTCAGCAGCGCCGCGACTTCTGGCGCCGCATCCTCACGATGGGGCAAGAGTCCGGCCACATGCGCGCCTGACAACCGGCCTTTGCGCGCGGCATCGAGCAGCGGCCCGGCTCGCCCGCCGACATCCCATCCGAGACACGGCGACCACTTGACCGGCTCGCGAGCATCTCGGGCGTGCTGGACCATGCGCCGGTAGCCCTCGAGGAATGCCATGCGGGCGGCCACCGGATCCCCGATGATCGCGCTCGCGGGTCCGGAGGCGAGCGCCATTTCCTCGGTCCAGACTATTGTGATCCGCTCGTCGGCAAGAGCGGGCGCCACGATCGCCCACGCTTCTTCCGGGCCAGGTCGACCATCATCCAGACGACTCAGCACATCGGCGAGCGTTAAGCGCCCGCGAAGCTCCTTGCGACAGCGGTCCAAGGCCCCAAGCACCTGAGCCTCTGGATACGCAGCGAGATCGCGGGCCATCACCCGAGTGGCTGGTTCGGAAAGATGCGTGCCCGTGAGCTCGCACACCACGGCTAACGCCTGGAGAACAGGCTTGGTTGCGCTCACGGCAGCCCTCCCCGCTCAGTGAATGTCGTCGTACGCGCGATCGGAGATCTGCGATCGAGCATGGGTGCGACTGCCCTCGAACCAATACTTGAGGCGCTGCTTTTCTTCGTCGGTGAGCGGTCGCGTCGTGTCGAGCTCGCGCGCGAGTGCCATGATGCAGAGGACGAGGATCACGACGACGAAAATCACGATCAGCAGATACCCGGCATTCCCGGCGAGCCACGCGATCATGCTGCCTCCGGGATCTCTTCGATCTTCACGCCGGCGACCGCGAGCTCGTGGATCTCGTCCGGCGTCGCTGACTCGACCTTCAGATCCGCGCGCACCTTTGCGATCGCCTCAGCTTCGAGGAACTTCTCGACCTGCTTCTGCGTCTGTGCGCGCACCAGGCGCGCGGCGAGCGCGGCCTCTTCGTCCCGCGCGCTCACAGTGAAGAGCTTCGGATTGGCTTTCATTTTTTCTCCCCCTTGAAGAGATCGGGCTGTTGCCGTGCCGCATCTTTCCGCACGATTCCGCTGCGCACCACGCGCTCGGCAAATACGCTTGCGACATGGAATTCAGCGACGATCATTTTTTCGAGGAATTCGGCGCCCAAGGTCGAGACCTCGACGCCCTTCAATCCGGCCATCGCACGCAGCTTGTCGTGCAGTTCTCCGTCGATCTCGCAGCGGAAGTCTTTCCCACGGAGGCTCATGCGATCGCCCGCGGAACAACAATCACGCGACGACCTTTCGCCGGCGAATATAGGCCCAGTCGGCCTCGGGGAGCAGCTCCTCGCAGGACACCTTGCCGTCGCTTTCGCGCTCGATGTCGATGCAAAGCGCGGCCTTGGGCTTGCGTCTGCCGTCGCCGATTTGCCAGAGATAGTCGGGAGAGGTGTCACAGCGCTTCGCGAAGTCCGCGCGCTCCTCGATGGATAGATCCTTCAGGTAGTCGCAGAGCTTCATCGGCCGAACACTAGCAAATGCTTTACGAAAAGGCAAGCTTTTGCTCGTTTCAGGCTAGCAATTGCGCGCGTACGCTGACCGATATGGCACCGAATGAGCCCGGCGACACCCGCCGGGCGAACTTGAAGCAGCTCCTGGAAAACAGATTCAGGGGCCGGATCGCTGATATGAGCCGCGTGCTCGAGCGGAGCGATGCCTACCTTTGGCAGCTGCTGAACGCGAAGCGCAACATGGGTGAGCGCATCGCGCGACACGTCGAGGGCAAGCTCGAGCTACCGAGGGGCGCCCTGGATGCTGGCCCGGATATCGCAGAGCAGCCTCGAGCAGGCTATGAACTTTCAGGCAAAGCCGAGATCCTGGTCCATCTATTTTCCGGGCTGTTCTCGCATCAGCAGCGAGAGCTGATCAACGATATGCATGCCTTATTCCAGGCCAACCAGATCACCCGAAAGGAACTCGGTCAGAAGCCACTGCGTGGGGTGAGCGATGCTCAGATCGAGAGCTCATTCGGCCATGTCCCCTTGAAGCAGGAGCACAAGAAGCGCCCTAGAACCCCGGGCCGAGAGCCCGGGACCGCGATGGACGATTTCCTCGAGTGACTAGCCGGCGGGCAGTCGCGCCCATAGTCCTGGTCCTGGCCCTCATCGCGCCCGGGTGCACTTTCACTCCCCCGGATGCGAGCGGTGTAATCACGGCAACGCCTAGGCCGTTCCCCTATGCAGGCATGTATTCGGGCACGCCGCAAGGCGGCACTGTCACCCTCCTGATGAGAGCTGACGGGCGCGGGATAGGGTGCGTGCGAGGTATCGGCGGCGGAATCGTGTCCGCCGGCGACATACGGTATGACGGCGCCTTCATCTATACAGAGGACGGCCCGCTGACCGTCGACTCGATAAGCGAGGCCGAGATCCTGGCGCACATCTCCGGCACTAAGTTCACGCTGCACCGCATCACGGAAACCCCGGCAGCCTGCCGGGACGTCTTCCCCAGCACCAAGTAGTAGCAGCGCCGCCGGATCTTGACCGGCTCGGGCATCATGTTCCACGTGACACTAGCAACTGCTTGACTTTCTCAATAGCGTTTGCTAGTGTTCCTCCACAGCCTCACAGCCAGGCGACGGGAGGGAACGATGCTCGACGGCAACACCGCAGCCGAACGCCAATACGCCGCCGACCAGGCGCGGGCCGTTCGGGACTCCGATCCCTTTCTCCAAGACGCCCTCGACGACCTGGTCGAGCGCGTCATGTCCGGCGGCCGCGTCTGCTCCGGGTTCTTGACGTTCACCCTCGACGGATTGCGCGAGGATCACCCGGCCGCGGACGACGCAGAGCTTGAGCGCCATCTGCGCGCCAGGCTGGAAGACTCCGACGCCTTATTCGATCGCGCGGCCGAGCTCGCCGGGGAGCCGGAATGAACGCGGCGACCCTCGGGCGCGCAGCGGGCCGCGCTTTCATCGCGCCCTCGCTCAATCCCTTCAAGGACGGCACCGCTGACGCCCTCGCGTGGGAGCAGGCCTGGCGCCAGGCCACAGCCGAGGAGCTCGCCGAGCGCGACGCGCAGCGCCGCCAGCGCGGCGGCTATATCGCGGCGGAGGCCTGCACGGAGCTCGGGACATGAGCGCCAGCTCCGAGCGGGTGACGGCCAACCTCGAATATCTGACCGCGGATTTCGAGTACGTGAAGATTACGCCCGAAGTCGTCTGGATCCGCGACCTTGACCTCGGATCGATCAGCGTCACAAACGACGCGGTCGGCGTCTGCCGCAGGGTCTGGCACGACTATCCCGGGCGCCGAGTTATCTACCAGGACTCCGAGGGCGCCTGGGATGAGCTGAAACACGACGGCGGAAAGTTCATCGGATTCATGCCCGCGCGCGACATGGTGCCGGCATGACCGCGGCCATCCTGCTCGCCTGGATCCTCGTCGGCCTGGTCGTCGCCTACATCTTCGGCTCGCTCGCGCATGAATGACGCGCGCCGAAATTCTCATCCTCATCGGAATTCTGCTTGGGAGTGCAATGCCGTGGTGACAACGAAAGGAGTTCCCATGAAACCTGCAACCGCAGCGCAGTACATCGTTGTGGAGAGAAGAAAGTTGCATATGCCGTTGGCCGTGTTCATCGCAGTTATGGCCTGGGCCGCTGGATTCCTCACCGGGGACTGGACGGCGGAGCCGCGGTTCGCCGAACGCGAGGCATCGATCCTCGCAGGGATCAAAGCTGCCCGGATGCATGCCGATCAGGTCCGCGAGTCGCTCAAGCGCGGCTGCTTCGACTTCGTTTTGAAGAAACGGGAAATGTGATGGGCCTTGACATCGTCGCGCACAGGCAACTCGCGCCCTCCGATGAAGGCTTCCGGTTGTCGCCCAACATCCCCTGCTTCGCGCCGAGGGCCGAAGGGGTGGACATGGCGGCGCTTTATTCCAGTGCTCAGGACTTCCACTTCCGAGCCGGCAGCTACGGGGGATACAACACTTGGCGCGAAAATCTGGCGAAGCTCGCCGGCTATCCTGCCACCGAATGGCGCGATCACGACGGCGAGACCACTATGAAACACGCCGCGGCCTGCTGGCGAGGGGCAGCGGGGCCTTTCTCCGAGTTGATCAATTTCGCGGACAACGAGGGCACGATCGGTCCGATCGTCGCGAAGAAGCTCGCAGCCGATTTCGCACAGTTCGAGGATCAAGCCAAGGCCACGGACGACGCCTGGTTCATCGATAGATATGGGGAATGGAAGCTCGCTTTTGAAATCGCTGCTGACGGTGGCGCGGTGGAGTTCCACTGATGGGCGTCGTCGACTTCTCCGACAGGCGGACATTTTTAGGCGGGAGCGACAGTGCCGCGGTCATGGGCCTCGGCGCCTACGGCCGCACAGCCTACAAGGTCTGGCTCTCCAAGACGAGCGAGCAGCCCGAGGAACTCGATCCGAAGCAGCGCAAGTTCCTCGAGCGGCGCAAACGCTTCGAGCCTCAGATCGTGGCGATGCTGCGCGAGGAATTCGATGCCGAGATCGTCGCTGTCAATCAGCGATACCAGGATCCTGAGCATTCCTTCCTCGCGGCCGAACTCGACTTCGAGTGGCGTGATGCGGAAGGTGAGATCCAGAATGGGGAAATCAAAACCGTGCACCCGATGGCCTTTGGCGAGCAGCACGGCTGGGGCGAGCCGGGGTCGGACGAGATCCCGATCCAGTATGTCGCCCAGGTCATGCACGGCATGAGCGTGAAGCGCCGCAACTTGTGCGTAGTCGCAGCCCTGATCGGCATCGATGACATGGTGTTCTACAGGGTGCCGCGCGATGACGACATGATCGCGACGATGCGCGCGAAGTGCATCCAATTCTGGAACGACCACATCGTCCCGCGCGTGCCGCCTGCGCCGCAGGATTGGCTCGACATGATGGCGATGTTCGCCAAGACGAATGGGCGACCTGTCGAGTGCTCCGAAGAGATCGCGAAGAAGCTCACACAGCTGCAGGCAATCCGCGACAGCCTGAAAGCGATGGAAAACGAGAAGGAAACTCTCGAATTCGAGATCGCCGATTTCGTTCGGACCTCGTGGGGCCTGCCAGATCCGAGCACGCCACCGCAGCTGATCGACAACGCCGAGCTGCGCATGAACGGAAAGGCGATCTGCACCTGGAAGAAACAGCGGGGATCGCACTTAGACCAGCGAGGCCTGCGCGAGGCGCATCCGGACATCACCGCGGCGTTCACGAAAGAGCATTGGTTCAGGCCGTTCCGATTCAAGAAGTCCTAACTCCCATAACGACGAAGGAAGAAGAACCATGAACGAAGCCGCAACAGCAGCCAAACCCGAACAGAGGAATCCATTCCACAGTCAGGCCAAGGCCGGAGGCTTGGTCTCGGTCGAGCAGCAACGCGCGATCGCCCAGGTCCAGGCGTCGATGCTCGTCGCGCGCGCCATGCCGCGCGATCGCAAGCAGTCGCTCGATCTCATACTGCAGGATTGCACCGACATCGACCTCGCCGAGGAAGCCGAGTACGAATACTCGCGCGGCGGCTCGAAGATCAGCGGGCCTAGCATCCGACTCCTCGAGGCGGTTGCGCGCCGGTGGGGCAACCTCGAGACCGGGATCGAGGAGATCTCACGCCAGGACGGTTATTCCGAATTCCGGGCATTCGCCATGGACCTGGAGACCGGCTGGCGCGATTCGAAGATCTTCCAGGTCAAGCACTGGCGCGATACGAACAAGGGCGGATATCTGCTCACCGACGAGCGCGACATCTACGAGCTCGGCGCAAACATGGGAGCGCGCCGCAAGCGCGCCTGCATGGAAGCCGTGATCCCGGCGGACATCATTCGCCAGGCGGCCGATCAGTGCCAGCTCACGCTCAAGACCAAGGTCGACATCACCCCAGAGCTCATCGGCTCGATGGTCGACCAGTTCAGCAAATTCGGGATCTCGAAAGAAATGATCGAGGAGCGGATCCAGCGGCACATCACCGCGATCACGCCCGGCCTGGTCGTGCAGCTGCGCAGGATCTACAACAGCCTGAAAGACGGCATGGCGCAGGCAGGAGACTTCTTCAAGACCGATGCGCCTGCGGCGCCCGCAGTGCCGGCGAAGAGCGGCGTGGCCGGCCTCAAGGCGGCGATGGGCGCGAGCGCGCCGGCCGCAACCACCGGCGCGCCAGGCTTCGACGACGTCATGAGGATGATCGAACGCGCGCGCGGGATCCTGACAAAGGACGTCGCGCTCGAGGTCGACAAGGAAGTCTCGCTCCTGCAGCTCGAGGAAGCCGAGTCGGTCCTGGGCGCGCTCGCCGGAGAGCAGCTCGAGGGCGCCAAGAAGGCGATCGCCGCGGCGAAGGAAGAGATCAAGCAGAAGAAGGTCGGCAAGGCGAAGAGCTGAGGATTCGATGGAAACGCAAATTCAGGAATACAACCAGACGGCCGCAGCGCTAGCGGACCTCGCCAGCCGCTTCAAGGGCGTGATCTATGACGTCACCAAGCCAGCGGACATGGATGCAGCCAGAAAGGCCAGGGCGGAAATCCGGACCTATAGAACTGGGCTCGAGGCGAAGCGAGTCGAGATCAAGTCGCCCGCCCTGGAGCGCTGCCGCCTGATCGATGCCGAGGCGAAGCGCATCACTGCGGCACTGGTCGAGCTCGAAGACCCGATCGACGCGCAGATCAAGGCCGAGGAGAACCGCAAGGAAGCCGAGAAGCAAGCGGCCATACGGGCGGAGCAGGCGCGCATCGAGGCCGAGCAGCGAGCCATCAGGGAAGCTGAGGAGGGGCGCCTTGCTGCGGAGCGAACCGAGATCGCCCGTCGAAAGGCTGAACTGGACCGCGCTGAGCACGAAAGACTCTCTCTGGAGCGCCAAGCGCGCGAGCGGATTGAAGTCGAGGAGCGCGAGGCGCGCGCCAGGATTCAAGCGGCAGAAGACGAGGCGAGGAAAGTCAGACTGGCGGAAGAAGATCGCCTGCGGGCCGAACGCGAGGCCGTGGACCGCGCCCGCAGGGAGCAGGAAGAAAAGGCCATTGCGGAGCGCCGGGAAGCCGAACGGCAGGAACGTCTCGCGCAACAAGCGCGGGACGACGTAGCGCGGCAAAAACGCCAGCAGGAGGTAGCACTAGCTGATGCCAGAGGAATGCTCGCGCTATTCGTCGAGCATTACGGAAAAATTGAGGAATTCGAGCAGATCGTCAAGGCGATCAGAACTTACCAGCGGCAACCGAAATGACCCCGCGCGACTTCCTCGAGGCGGCCCGCGTGCCGCACTCGCTCAAGCCTCAGCAGTTCGGCCTGTGGGAGATCAAGCGCCTCGAATCGCCACTGGAGGACCTGATGCGCGCCGCCCGGCTGGAGCCAATCGGCTGGCCGGACTACACGGTCCTGATGCGCACCACGCTCAGTAATCTGCAACTCGAGGACGGCCACATCGTCATGGAGGATTCGGCGCGCGAGCTTCGCCGGCACCTGCCAATCTGGATGAGGGCCCGCGGCCGCGTGCTGATCACGGGGCTCGGTCTCGGGTGCGTCGTGCGCGGCCTCCTCGCATCGCCCGCGGTCGAGCACGTCGACGTCGTCGAGATCGATCCGCTGATCATGCGCCACGTCGGCGCCGAATTCCGAGGATCCACACGGTGCACGCTCCATCGCGCCGATGCGCTCAAATGGCAACCGCCAGCCGGCGCCAGCTGGGACTTCGCTTGGCACGATCTCTGGTTCGAGTCCTCCGCGGATCTGCACTGCGCCCACGTCATGCTCTTCCGGAAGTTCAAGCCGTGGATCGACCTGCCTCGCCAGGGCGCCTGGGCCTTTCCCCGCGAGATCGGCCGCCAGTTCCAGCTTCTCGGTGCACCGCGATGAATGGCCCGGCCGACCCGATCGCCGTCAACACCACGTCGCCGGCGTTCCTCAAGGCGAAGGCGTCGCTCCCCGAGGATCTGCATCCCACGCTCGAGCAGATGTGCCGCGAGTACAAGTGCGCCGCACTCGAGACGATCGGCCAGCCCCTTTTCTCCCCGCGCGTGATCGCGAAGCTGATTCTGATGGGATGGAGAAGCCCATGAGGAATATCTCTTTCGCGCTGACCACGGCGCAATTCCGTGATCGCTCGAAGTCGATAACTCGGCGCCGCGGCTGGTGGGATCTCGAGGTCGACGAGGAGCTGATGGGGGTCGAGAAGAGCCAAGGGCTGAAGAAGGGTGAGCGCGTTGTGAAGCTCGGCCAGATCCTGATCCGTGACGTGCGGATCGAGAAACTCAATCGCCTGGAGCTCGAGTCCGAATATGGCGCGCGGGAAATGATCCGCGAGGGCTTCCCCGGATTACCGCCCGCGGAGTTCGTCTACAACTTCTGCATATCCCACAAGTGCAAGCCGTGGGATGACGTCAATCGCATCGAGTTCGCCTACATGGGGCCGACGGCATGAACGCCCCGGCCAACATCAGGGCGATCAATCTCATGAAGGATAGGCCGCGCGCCTTCACCGCGGCCGAGAAGGCCCTGATTGGCAAGGTGCACGGCTACATGCCGGCTCAGCAGCTGCTCGAGATCCTGAACGAACGCCTCGCCGCCGATCTCGGGCCCGACGAACCGCAGCACACCATGGAGCAGCTCTACGCGGAGATCGGAGACTCAGGCGCCATGCCCGCCGGCGGCCACGACTGGTCGAGCCTGCGCAAGCTCGTCGCGAAGGCGCGCCGCGATGGCGTGCTGGAGCGCGTCACGCGCCAGGTGATCGACGACTTCGCCGTCGTGTTCTCGCTCAACGCGCGCCAGGTCCTCAACCTCCATGATGTCCTGCTGAAGGCGAAGGACGCGGACGAATGAAGCGCACCGTCATCATCCGTAAGGAGCTCGAGGGCGCGATCCTGGACTTCGGCAGCGTCGCGATCGACCTGTCGGAATACGCCACGACCGGGCTGCGCATGGTCGCCGTGGGCCCGAGCGGCATCGGCAAGACCAACGCCGGCCTGCTGGTGGCCGAGCAGCTCTCCCGCCAGGGCTGGGTGTCTATCCTGATCGATCCAGAGGGCGAGCTCGAGTCCATGTACGGCGATGCGGTCCGCGGCGTCAGCGAGCTGCGCGAGCGCCTGGCGAAGCGCGATCAGCCGATCCTGGTCGTGTCGGCGAGGGACGCCTCGGAGTTCATCCCCTACGGCCGCATGATCCTCGAGGCGGCCGAGCAGGACCGCAAGCCGATCTTCGTGATGATGGACGAGGGACAGGCGTTCAGCGCGCCGAAGAAGCGCAAGGGCGACATCGGCGAGGCCTCCGACATCGTCAACCAGTTCGCCGAGCGCGGCCGCAAACGCGCCCTGGATCTCTTTCTCACGGCGCTGCGCTTCACCGGATCCCTCCACCGCTCGATCTTCGGCACGAAGAACCTGTCCCTGATCGGTTGCCAGGAGGATCCGACGGCCTGGGCCGCGCTCGCGCCGCAGTTCCGCTCCTCCAAGATCGAGTTCGGAGATCTCACCGCGCTCGCGCCGGGAGAATTCTTCTGCTTCAGCCGCGCCGGCGCCGAGAAGGTGCGCATGCCGATGGCCGAGGCGCTCAAGCGCGTCGCGCCCAAGGCGAAAGCCGCGAAGCCCAAGCTGCCGACCACCTTCAGCCAATGGGACCGCGCCATGCGCGACGTGCCCACGCCCAGGCTGCGCGCCCTCACGCCGCCCCTGGTTGCCCTGCTCGGCGCCGTCGCCGGCCTCTCACCGCAGCAGATGCTCTCGGGCGACCGAGCCCTGCAGGACGAGCTGGGGACAAGACGATGATTGCCTGGCAGCGCTTCATCCTCGAGCATGGCTGGCGCACGCCCTCGCACGAGCTCGCCGCGGTGCTCGGCCGCTCGATCGAGGAGGTCCTGCGGATCCGCGAAACTGGTGCGTGCTCGAGGCAGAAGAAAACGAAGCGCTTCGTGGAACTCTTCTCGCTCTGGCGCGGCCGCACGCCACGTGATGACGAATGGCCGATGCCTCGGAAAGCCGGCCGGCGCGGCGCCTACGAATGGCAGGCTCCGGATCTCGCCGTGGTCGCGAGCCTGGTCGGGCGTCTCGGTAAGGCGGAGATCTCGAAGATCATGACCGAGCGCCTCCGCAAGCGCACCGGCGATCGCCGCGCCGTGCGCTCGCATCACAGCGTGCAGATGGCGATCAACCACCGCCTGGGCATGGTCACGACCGATGTCGTAGGCGGCATGACGATCGCCGAGGCCGGTCGCGAAGTGGGTTCACGCGCGATCATCTACCAGTGCATCCGCTCGAAGCAGCTGCGCCCGTTTCGCGTGGGGCGCCTCTGGGTGATACCGCGCGCGTCCTGGGAGGCCTGGAAGAAAACGAGGATCTTCCCGCCGAAGGGATATGTCCAGCTGAGCAAGATCCGGCGGCCGCTCGGGATCCGCAGCGACAAGCTGTCCGAGTGGGCGCGCGCCGGCTATATCCCCACCGCGGTGCGCTGCAATCCCTTCGGCCTCGATATTCATTCCACACGGTTCGGCACCTGGTTCATCGATCCGAAGCTCGCGAGAAAGCTCGTCGCCGATCGACGCGCCGGCAGGCCGATGCCCTGGCACGGGAAGCCTGAGCCTGGCAATCTCGCCGTGACCTGGCGCAAGCTGCGCGCGCGCCTGCACCCGAAGGCCTGCAGCACCTGCGCGCAGATCTGGGGCCCGGAGGGTGCACCGCATTCCTACGATGACTACCTGCGCAGATATCCGCCGCTTGCCCTCGGCGCGAAACGGCACCTCACGCGCAAATGGACGCCGGGCATGACGCCGGCGGAGGCCGCGCGCTTTGTCGGATGCGGGCCCTCGAGGGTTGCGCGCGCGATCGCGAATGGAGTGCTGAGCGCGACTCGCCGGGGGCGCCGCATCTATCTCTCGCGGACCGATGCGACGCACTGGCGCGCGCGCAGGTGCCCAACGGGAGACAGCGACAAGTGCTGGATCTCACTCGCGACCGCCAGCAAGCAATACCTGTTCACGCGCCGGCAGCTGCGGCGATTCATCGCCGATCGCAAGCTGCTCGCGAAGATCGGCACCAACGGTCCGATGCGCGGTGAGACCTACGTCTCGAGGCATATGTGCGGGCAGTTGCGCCAGGCGATCGGATTCTCAGAGGATGAGGCGGCGCGCCGCGTCGGTGTCTCGATCGAGAGGCTGCGGATCCTGCTGCACGGATGCCAGTGGCGCGATCAGACGAAAGGAATCCCGCTTGCGACCGTGCGCGCACTGCAGCAGCGGTACGAATCGCAGGAAGGCTACACGCTCGCGCAAGCCGCGGCTGAGCTCGGCGTCTCCGAGAAGTGGATCCATGATCGAAAGCTCGACGGCACGATCAGGATCTCGAGGACCAGGTGGGACCGCCGGCGGATCTACATCAGCAAGCCGCAGTTCAAACGGCTGCTCGAGGCGAAGCGGCATCCTGTGAAGCGCGAACGGTTCGGCGCGAACTGGCTTTTCCTGAGCGCGGCCGCGACGGAGGCAGGCGTCTCCAACGCGACCCTGCACAAGTGGTCGGAGGACGGCGAAGTGAAGCGCCGGCGATCGCGGCTCGGCTGGCGCTATCACCGCAGATCCGTGCGCGCTCGAGCACGACTCTACTGGCAATCCGTCCGCTTTCGTCGCGCCGTGCCGCCGGTCTGGATACCTCCCGGGCACGCGAGCGCGCAGCTCGAGGCGAGGGCCGCATGAAAGCATCCGACTTCAAACCCGACGACGCCGTTCTCTATGTTCCCAGTCACGCGCACGGCGATCGCCGGCATCCGGATTGCGAGCACGGCGTCGTCAGGAGCCAGAACGGGAGCAACGTATTCGTGCGCTATTGGAAAAACGGAGTGCTGCAGAGCACTGCGCAGTCGACGAGCCCGGAGGACCTGGTGAAAGGAGGAGAGAAGCTTATGACCGTCGCCGAAGAAATGGCAGCTGCCCGCGAGAAAATCGCGCCGCCCTCGCACGAGGAGCTGCTCAAGCAGGCGCGCTGGATGGTCCTTCACCCGGATACCCCAGCAAGCCAGCGCCCGATGCTTATGGCGCTGCTTCGGGAGATCGACCTGCTCGAGCTATATCGCAAGGGCCTGAGCTATGACGGCAACGGCCACCCGCATTTCGATCGGGCGATCGCCGCCCGCGCTGCCGAGGCTAGGATTGATCGCGGCGATGCAGTCAATCTAGCGATGGACTGGCTGGAGAATAGGCCGACGCTGACGCCGAATGGGATTCAGGCCCTTTGCAACGCGGTCATGCTCATGGACAAGACCCTCTCCTCCCGCCCCGCGATCATCGAGGAATGCGCGAGGGTGTGCGATGAGCAGTACGAGAAGCACAAGCACTATTTCAGCGTCGGGCCCGGGTTAGCTACGGCCTGCGCCACCGCCATCCG